TGAGGAAGCAGTATGTCATGGGGAAGTTGTATCACACTGAGGATATGTTGATGATGGAGCGTGCCGCTTGGTCAAAAGACTTAGTGATGGTGCAACTCAAACGCGAATCCGCGAAGAAATTGCGGATCACCATGGACTATTCGGCTGGTTGCATGTATTCTAATGAGTTACCGGAGTTCGTCAAGGTGTGTATAGATGGTTTTTACGTGTTTTCTAGAGGGGGATGGTGTATGACCATTTATATCATGGCGAAACCCAAGAGCGACTCGTTGGAGAAAGCATTTAGAGGAGTGTGGTCAGCCGTCAGGTCCAGTAAGCATGTGTTCGTCGCTATTTTTAGTGATGATGCAATAACGAACTATGCGAATCTAGATCTGTCCAGGTGTGATTCGCGCCAAGACATCCCAGCTTTTCTAGCGGTGTATCAGTGCATGAGGAATTTCATGCCTAAACGGGCCGAAGGGTTGTTAGACCAATGTATGGTGCCGATGCGGTTGTGTGCGGGTGATCGAGATTGTTCCGTCGATTTGCAATTCGATGGTCCTTTTCTTGGTTCTGGCACAGTCTTGACTACATTGTTGAACCATCTTATTTTATTTATGATATGTCTAGCGGCTCTGTATTACTTAGCGGAAGGCGATGGACCGGTGCAAGCTTTTGAGAAAGCTGCCCAGGCGGTAGGACACTCTCTCACGATGGAGGATAACAAGGGGGAGGTTGAACATACCGTATGGTTGCACCGTAGCGCGACAATGATTGATGGCAACATTGTTCCCTGGACAAACCTTGGTTGTATACTCAAGAACTTTGGTTTGGTGCAGGGAGACTTGGAGCCGAAACATCTTGGCATGGGCCGCCAGGAGTTTCAATCGTTATCGCTAGAGGAGCGTGCTGACCGATTCTTTGGTGGAGTCATCAGAGGGTGGCAGCATGAACCTGGGAGCATAGTTATGGATGCCTTGAGAGAAAGATTTGAGTCCCACGGTGACGTGGAGATCCTAGCGGATTCTCTGAAATTTGTGTTCGAGGATGTGGCACATTATAGAGATTATGATGTCACTGAAGCTATGTGTAAGCATTATGATGCTACAATCTTAGAATTCTAAGAGTTGGCGGAGTCCATCCGCCATCTCAGAGTTGGTCAAGTGATCAACTGTAAGGTCTTGGAGAAGATCTATACCGTAGACTATGGCGCCAAGCAGTGTGACTTTGATGCGCCATTTTACTCATCGGATTGGAATTTTAGGTGATCTCCCTTTTAGCCCTGGCCCACATGAAATCCAGCCCACAACTGGTGCCAATTGTGGTGACAGCGTGTCATCATCCCTTGTCAGAGGAAAGCTACTGCTTCATGCAAAGTGAAGCACAGATCTACTGCGGTCTGAGCCTCTGTCGTAACGGGCAGTGTTTATTAATAGAAATACAGACTGCGAGCCAACAGTCCTGATGGTAGTGTTGTTTGCTCTTTTTGTTCAGGTAATCAAAAAGAGGGAGTCATCTCCGGCAGGAGGC